GCATGTTAATATATCAGAAATTTGTCTATGTCTTCCGTAAATTTCATCCAAAAAAATTCCGTGGTTATTCTTTAATGCATTTCCATTATTATCTGTTGCAGTTCCAGTCTTATCGGGAGGTAATAATTTTTTTTCATCAGTCAGAAATGTTATTTCTCTCCATATTTTTTCAAGTTCACTTTCATTGTAGAAATTTTTTATAATTGCAACAATAGCACCACATTCAGGAAACAAATATTCCAATTTCATTTTGTTTACAATTAATTTAAAATATCTTCTTCAACACTTTGCAAAATATCGGAAGATGCAACACGATATTTACTTTCAACAAAATCTCGGAAAGATTTTTGATTCAGAATGGGCATCCAAAAATCAGATGTGTTTGTTTCTTTTTCACGATACTTCTTATCTTCAACAACACCATTTTCATCAACTTTTGAATACCAACCATTGCTTGGCTTAATTACATGTTTGGACTCAAGCGCAAGATCCAGCAGTCCAGACCATTTATTGATGCCACCATCAAATGAAACATTCACGGGAATTTTGGACTTTTCTTTAACATATCTGGATTTTTCCACATTGATGATAAAGTTATATCCTGTGATTTCAGTTCCATCTTTTTCTTGTTGACGGCCAAGAATGAAAATGTTATCAGCAGAATAGTAAGAGCCTGTACCACCACCAACAATGTCTTTCGGGAACATTCCAATTTCTTTGTAGGTGTGATTGACAACAATCATTGGAATATCCTTGAGTGACAGGTGTGGAGTAACCATTCGGAACAAACTCTTGACCTGTTTTGCGCGGCTCATATCAGCAACTGACTTTTGATCCAATGCATCTTCAACTTCTTTCTTTGATGCAAGATTACCAATCGAATCAATAACAATAATCAACCTGTCACCTCGTTCCAGATTGGTCAATTGATTCATAATATCAAACTTCAATTGTTCTATATCGGTAATAGGAGTATGCAAAACACGATCTGTATCAATACCGAAAGAATCAAAATACGACTGTGGTGTACCGAATTCGGAATCATAAAACAATAAAGCTGCTTCTTCATATTTGTCCATGTAGGATTTGGCCATCAACAAACTAAATGCAGTCTTGAAGTGCTTAGATGGACCTGCCCACATGGTGAGTCCTGGCGTCAATCCACCATCAAGTTTACCTGATAGCGCTACATTGATTGCAGGTACGGCAGTTGGAATCATATCCTTCTGTGTGAAGAATTTTGAACGGGATAGAATAGCGGAATCTTTGATGCTACTATTCTTTTTGATTTTATCTAGAATACTCATAACAGTCCTTTATGCGAAGAAATCTTCCAATGAATTTGACTTTTCTGCTTTCCATTCCATGCAATCCAAGATTACACGAATTGGTTCAAGAAACGCTTTATCGAATTGTAAATCATAATCGATATATTTGTCAAGCTCAAACTCTTTTGGAATTCTTGTGGGGAAAGAAACAACATCTTCTTTCAGATGATTTGGCATTTTCAAATAGGTAAACTTGATCTTTTCACCTTCTTGAATCTTTTGGTATTTCTTTTCCAAACCAAGTTGTTTCAGATGATGATTATAAACGATGGCGCCACGAACATGAATTGGTGTGCCCTTTTTATATAGAGTAACAGAATCCGAATAATTTGCAAGTCCATTCAAACCACGAGGAAAAGAAATTTCTTCTGCTGGCAACTGTCGGAATTCTTCTCTGAATTTGGCAATATAATCTTGAACATCAGATTCGGTACCAGTCATCATCAGTTCAATAGTTTCTTTCATCTTCTCACGGATGGCCGAAGGTGTTGAAGATTTAATCATTTCAAGACCCATCACTTTCATTTTGGGTTTTGCATATTGAACACCTTCGTTATTATACACATTCAGAATATATCGCTTCTTGGCAGTCCAAACACCTTTATCAGACAGGCCTTCGCGTTTCATCTGCATCTTTTGATCATAGGCATTTACATATTCAGCCAGTTCTTTATAACTCTTATCAATAAACGGTTGAAGTTTATCCTCACAGATACGATCCATGATGGAGATAACTTTTTGAGCATCAGATTGGTCTTTAACAAACTTATCAATAAGCGGACCAAGTTTGAGATAAATCGAATCCGTATCCGATGCAATAACATAATCTTCATTCTCTGTACCAACCAGTTTGTTTACATATTGATTAATCTTTTGTTCAATCCAACGAATGGATAATTGACCGGCAGTGGTAACACCCAAGGCCATTCGTAGGTCATAGAAACGGAAGTATTGTGAACCTAGAGCACCATAAGCAGAGTTCAACGAAACTTTTTTGGCCAACTGAAGATTGTTATATCGTGCAATCTTCTTTTCCAATTCATAATGTTTACTTTTATCTTTTTCGTTTTCTTTTTCTTGTTGTGCCGTAAGCATCATCTTTTTGAATTTTTTACGATCTTCATACATTTCTTCCAACATCTTAGGCAAGAAACCTTGAATATCGGTACGGAAGAATTGTCCGTTCGGAGTGATCGTAACTTTATTACTACTCAAATTTGAGAGGTTAACCTGTTTAAGTAGCAATTTATCGACACTTACGCCATTGGAAATAATTTCACGCATTTCACTTGTATGGTCTTGCGGTTCAACCAATGTTTCAGGTGAAATATTATACTGCATCATCAAGTGAGGATACAGAGAGTTCAGATCAAACGATGCAACATATCGGTGTGCACCGACCTGAGGTTCTTTAACATACGCACCTTCGAAAGCAGAATCTTTTTCTTGTACTTCGCGTGGAGGTACAATGATGTTCTTTTCTAGGAGATACGAATAGGTCATCGAATCCCACATACGAGTTTGTGCAAAAATATCTTCATAGTTGCATTTCGTGTCATATGCAAGAGTCAAACCAAGTTCAACCAGCTTTAGTTTATCTTCCAACTTCTCAATCAGCAAAACGTCTTTGATGTTATAGTCGATAAACAACTGGTAATTTCTCTTGTACAGATCATGTAAGTTATCATATTCGTCATATGACAGTTTACGTTCACCAAGCTCGACATTCGCAATATTATCAAGTCGATAGGATTCTTGTGACTTTCCACCCGGCGCATACCACTTGTACAACTCAATATAATCTAGTTGTTCGACACCTAGGAAACCATATGCAGTCATTGGACGGCCATTAATAACCGTCTTTCGTTCAGAAATGAAATTCCAAGGTGAAAGTTTTTTGGTATCATCTTCACCAAGAATTCTACGGAAACGATTGACAATATATGGTACGTCGAAGAACTTTGTATTCCAACCAGTCAACGCATCAGGTGTGTAAGTTGACCAATGAACAATAAACTTCTTGCAAAGAGTCCATTCATCTTTACATTGGATATATGTAACATTTTCAGGATTGTTGTTTTGGTATTCACCACAACCCCAAACAAACATATGTCCACCTAGAGTTTTCAGAGCGATGGCCGTAATGGGTTCATTAGCTTGATACGGATCAGGGAAACCATTTTCTGAACCGACCTCAATATCGATGATGCCAATATTAATCTTGTCGATATCCCACTCGACCATATTGGGGTGTTGGTCGGCAATAAAAGCATACTCAAACCGAGTATTACCATAAATTTTCGGTGCACCAGGAACATCTTCAAACTTCTTGAAGAAATCCCTGGCTTCACGCATGGTTTCGAACCTCTTTCGTTCAAGAGGTTGGCCAGTCAGAGTTTTGTATTGAGTTTGTTTTCTTGCGGGAATATAGAGTGAAGGCTCATACTCAATTCGTTGCTTCACTCTTTTACCATCAACAATACCACGATAGAGAATATTGTTACCGTGGCTTTGTACATTTGTGTAAAAATCTGCCATTAACCTGAAATGATGCTTTGTTGCTTAGGAAGGATGATGCCGGTACCAAAAATTTGGTTATAATTTCGCTGGAAATCTTCGGCTGGTTCATAGGAGTATACTACACTTCGGCGGTCAAAGTCAACCGTCAAACCAGATTTACTTTCAGCATGTAGTGGAAATGGTGCAAATCCAACGTTTGGCATACCATCTTTTCCACGGACTACGGCAACTCCTACCGGATTTTTAACTCGGATTGTTTCTGTGTCTAGTACAATCTCACCCAAAACTTCTTCACCGGTAACTAATTTCAAAATTCGAATGTCCATGATTTTTTCCTTCATTGTCTAAATAAGTGTATCACATACAAATTATATATGATTTTGTTTGGATATGCAAGATATCCTTGAGACATTTGCCAATGTTTTTTGCAACAAAATTATAAGGAAATAAAAAATGCAACTCAAAAAGTTGGCCTTGGCGCTACTTTTTGTCATGGGAACAGGTGTATACGCACAAACAAATACAAGCACACAATCCACAACTGGCGGAACAACAACCAGTACAACAACGCCTATCAATCAAGGCAGTTACGATTCCAAAACACTGGTCGATACCAATTCAACTTCCAATAGTACAAGCACTGTTACAACAAATAACACCAGTAACAGCACGAGCACAACCACTAGCAACAGTACGGTAAACAGCACTAATGTTAACACAAACAATAATGTACAAAGTGGAACTGTAACATACAACAATAACAATAACAACGTGCAAAGTGGTACAGTAACAAACATCAATCAAAACACCACAAATGGTACCATCACAAACAATAACAATAATGTGATGAGCGGTTCTGTTACTTACACAAACAATAATGTACAAAGTGGAACTGTAACAAATAATAACAATAATAATAACATTAATACCAGTACCAGCACTTCAACAAACACAAATCATAATATAAACAGCGGAACTCAAACTTTTAATAATAATAACGTAAGTACATCAACAAACACAAATCATAATATAAACAGTGGTACTATGACATATAACAATAATAATGTAAGTACCAGCACAAACACAAACCATAATGTGAATAGTGGTACTCAAACATTTAACAACAATAATGTTAGCAATTCAATAAGCAACAATACAAATACAAACGTCAACACAAGTACCAGTCAAAATACAAATGTGAATCAAAACATTAACTCCGGCACAATGACTTATAACAATAATAATGTGAATCAAACAACAAGTACAAATGTAAATCAAAACAACAGTACATCAACTGCAACAAATGTAAATCAAAACATACAGTCTGGTGAAATGACTAATCGTAACATTAATGAAAGCACAGTCACTCAACGGGTTGTTCAGCCTCCTCCAACAGCAATTGCTCCCGCAATGATGAGTATGGGTTCTGACCTTTGTGTGACTGGTGTTTCTGGTGCCACACAAACACAAGTTATGGGTATCAGTTTTGGTGCAACAAAAAGAGATTATAATTGTGAAAGATTAAAACTTTCGAAAACTCTTTTTGATATGGGAATGAAAGTAGCTGCCGTAGCTACTATGTGTCAAGACCGCCGTGTTTTTGATGCTATGATGGCCGCAGGAACACCTTGTCCATTTGAGGGTAAAATTGGTGAAGAAGCAAGATTAGCTTGGGCTGCAAATGCAGATAAAATTCCTAAAGTAGTATCTGAATAATGAAAAAGATTATAACACCTTTGGTGTTCGGATTCTTTTCAATATGTGCCAATGCTCAACAAATCGATGCTGAAACAGGCAATATTGTTTACACTACATTAAATCCAGCTCCATCGGGAACACCATATACTTGGAACGGATTCATCGTTCAAAATACTGGTGGAGGAGGATTTTCGGGTGGTAACATTCCTGCTTACAATCCGAATACCGGCACATTTATATTTGGATATAATCCAGGTACAGTATCGTATAGCACTTCAGTAAACTATGCATTAGCGGCAGCTGGTACAGGATTACAAATTAATGGATTCAAATATTCATGGCAGTATTACAATCAAGATATGAGCCGAGGAACTCTTACCGGAAATATTAGTCTAACAAGTAGCACTGGCCAAACTTTACAAAGCTTTAATTATACCATGCCGCAAACCACAAGCGGATGGACAACAATGGGTGGCGTTCAGAACTTCAATACACAGTATGCATTGTCAAGTGTTGGTAATCTAAATGTAAGTTTTACCGGTAAAGACGATAGATGGTGGGCAGGTTATTACGGTCCTCAAATTAGAGATATTAATGTAAAAATGCTTTATAGTATGCAAGTGCCGGATTATTCTAGCTGGATCAAATTGACCGATGAGAACGGCACTTTTACGCTGAGTAAATCGGGAATAGTGCGTTATGGAGCTAATGATACTTACATTTACAAAAGTTATGAAGCTGGAACATATGAATGTAGCAATGGAGCTTGGGGACAAGATCCACTTGGTGGTGTGTATAAGTCATGTTCTCTAGGAACAAATACAACAACATCAAATCCTCTTCCCACAACAAATACAACCACAACAACTAATGCAACAACAACTGTAATTAACGACATTACTACAGCCGCTGCACAACCAACAACCACAACACCAACCACAACGATTCTTGAAACTGCTACATCTAGCACTTCGGGTGTAACTGGTCCAACTCCAACGGCCACAACAACAGCATCAAGCCAAACAACTAGTTCGTCCAGTTCTACTAGCGGTTCATCCACAACTGCATCTACTCCGACAACCACATCTTCAACAACAACTTCTTCACCAAGTGGTGGCCGAACTGTGGATGGCACAGGTATAGGTTTAAGTGTTGTGTCAAGGAATGCACAAAGAGAACAAACAATTGCAATGCAAGCTGCACAGAATGCCGTAACGGCTGCGGAACAAACTGCACAACAAGCACAACAAGAGGCAGTAAGTGTTGCACAATCATCAAGTGCAGCAAGTAATCTAAACTCTGTTGGTTCTGCTTCCAGAACAAATTTCTCCATACAAAGAAGTGAGCAGAATGTTGCGTTGTCTCAAACTACACAATCCTCTTCTTTTGTGAGTGGTTTTTCACTACCTGGTCAACAAACAAATGTGTCAAGATCGAATGACACAAATAGACTCAGTTTAATAACAAACAATTTGCCAGAAATTTCAAATGTTCAAACTGCAACTTTAGGTGTTGCGATTCAAGAACAGACAACAAATAATCAATCACAAACAACATTTGCTTTGTTACCACCCCAACAACCACAACAAACAACCACACAAACTTCTTCATTTTTCATAAATGAAACAAATCAATCAAAATCGGTATTTTCGGATACAAATCAACAAACAATTGCATATGCAAATGAAGTAACAACTTCCGAAACACAAAAACTTTTGACCGACAGAACAAATCCAATTGGTGAAATTATTGAGGGTCGAAACATTCAACTACCAACAACTACGAATGTTCAACAAAAAACAACAGTAAACACAAATGTTTCTGATAATGAAGTTGCTGGTGGTGTAAACATTACTAGGATGGCAACAACACCTGCGGGTTACAATCAATATTTAAACATTGTTATTGCTGATGCGGCTTTTTATGCTCCAAAAGAGATTTATAGGGGCCAAAGAAATGTTGACAATGTTCGAGCATTAAGACAAATGAGTTCGGACAGATTACATCAAGAAATGGTTAATCAACAATATAGAAGGAACTAAAATGGGAGAAGAAATTAAAGACGTAAATAAAAAAATTGATGAAGCGGAAGCTGCCGTCAAGAAATATGCCAGTAAAGATACTGTTATCAGTGTTGGTGGTTACGAATTTACGCCAGCTAAACTTATGATAGCGTTCACTTTGGTTTCATCTTTATTGGGCGGACTTTATGGTGTCTTTGAAGCATATAAAGATTATATGGGAATGAAAAAGAAGATTGCTGAATATGTTTCACCTGACTTATCCGAATTCGACAAACGACTTGCTGTTATTGAAGAAAACAGTCAAAAAGCCAGTGATTATACTCGTGATATTAAAACAGATTTAAAGAATGACATTCGTAGAAATGAATCTGTGACCGAACAAGTTGAACGTAGTGTCAAACAGGCTCAACGCGAATCTGAATCTGAAATGCGCGAAATGCGTAGAGCTGTTCGTGAAGATTTGGAAAAGGCTAGAACAGAAGCAAACAATATTCGTAAAGATATGGAACAAACACGCAAAGAAATTAATAGTGAATTTACTGCAGCTCGACGTGAAATCAATAGAGAAGTTGAACAATTGAAAAAAGAAGTTGATAACAAGATTCAAAAAGCAATGGATAATCCATTGGCAAACAAATAAGGAAGCATTATGTATATTTACAGATGTAAGATTAATAAAGTAGTTGACGGCGACACTGTTGAAATTGATTTAGATTTAGGATTCAACATGATGTTGGTCAATCAGAAAGTTAGAATGTCGGGAATAGATACACCCGAATCTAGAACTTCGAATAGTGAAGAAAAAACTAGAGGCATGTTATCTAAAAAGAAACTTTCTGAAAAACTTCCAGTCGGAAGTTGGCAAAAAATTCAGACCATGAAATCTGATTCAAATGATGATAAATTTGGTAGAATTTTGGGTGTGTTTATAATGGAAGATGGCATGAGCTTAAATCAATGGATGATTGATAACAATTATGCTGTGTTATACCAAGGTGAAAATAAAGAATTGGTACAAGAACAACACCAGTACAATAAACAAAAGCTCATCGAACGCGGTGAGTTAAAACCGTAAATGATAGATCCAATTTCAGCACTAGCCGGCATACAATCGGCTGTTGCATTAGTTAAAAAAATATCCAAAACTGTAGACGATGTTGCATCGTTAGGTCCAGTTTTGGGTAAATATTTTGATGCTAAAAGTGTTGCAACAAAAGCTGCGGTAGAGGCAAAAAGAAGTGGAACTAGTTCCAGTATGGGTGCAGCCATTCAAATTGAAATGGCTCTGGATCAAGCACAACAGTTTGAAAGAGAATTACAACTTCTTTTCATGCAAGCTGGAAAAATTGATGTTTGGAACAAAATAAAAGCAAGAGCGGCAGCAATGGATATAGAAGCTGCACATGAAGCACGTAGAGCAAAAGAATCTGCAGCTCGAAGAAAAAAGAAAATAATTGAAACAATAGAAATTTCTTTTGCTGTTGTTGTGGGAATAATTATTATTGTAGGTTTTGGTTGGGGTCTTTTAGAGTTTATAAAGTATTGTTCGGTAAACGGCTGTGGCCATTGAACACACTAAGTAATATA